TTCCATCTTCTATAACAAGTGGTGGTTTTTTACAGACCGATGGATCTGGTAATTTATCATTTGAAATTGTAGCTGGAGTTCCTACTGGCTCTGTTTTTGCTATGGCTGTAGTTTCTGTACCTTCTGGATATTTAGAATGTAATGGTGCAGCAGTTAGTAGAACAACTTATTCTGCTTTGTTCGCTGTTATTGGAACTGCTTATGGAACAGGTAATGGGTCTAGTACTTTTAATCTTCCTGATTTGCGTGGTGAATTTGTAAGAGGCTTTGATAATGGTAGAAATGCTGATACTGGTAGGTCTATAGCAACTTCTCAAGGCTCACAAAACGCATCTCACAATCACTCTGCAAGTGCATCATCAAGCTCAAGTGTTAGTGACCCGGGTCATACACATACAGCAAATTACGGACAGGGTAATTTAGTATCTAGTGGAGGTGCTTTTGGTTTAAGAGATTCTGGTAATGCAAATAGAATTAGAAATGCAAATACAGGTATATCTGTTTCTACTTCTACAAGTGTTTCTATTGGTAATCAAGGTGGTAATGAGTCAAGACCACGCAACGTAGCTATGATGTACATTATTAAAATTTAATTATGGCAATACAACCCGGTACATATAACATCACAATGCAAAGAAGAGCAGACTTTTCTTTGCAGCTTGTTTTTAAAGATTCAGATAGTAACGCAATAAACTTAACTGGATATACAGTTATTGCACAGTGTTGGGATGAGGGAAGAAATATAAAATATGCGGATTTTGCAATTACATATACAAGTAGAGCTTTAGGTAAGGTTGATATTTCATTAACTGATACACAAACCGCTACTTTTGAAACTAATACACTCTATTACGATGTAATGCTTGTAGATTCAAACGGATTACGAGAGTACTACCTTGAAGGTGTTATAACTATGTCAGAGGGCTATTCATCTTAATGACTTCTGTTAACGTCACAACAAGTAAAAATACTGTTACTGTAAACGAGGGTGATGCAACAGTTATTACTGTTGCTACCGCCGGCCCGGCCGGCCCAGCGTTTACAACATCAGGGGCAACTTTAAATGATTCTGCCAAAGTAAATAATTCTGTTGTTTACTATGACTCTACTTCTGCTACATTTAAAGCAGATGCAACTCGTACTGTAGAAAACCTTGTCGATGGG